CAGTAGCAAGCAACCCGGCCTTGTTGAAGGCTGTTGAAAGTGGCTTGTTGAAATGTGCTTGAGCCCGAGTGATCAGCAGGGATCCTAGGATCAAGACGGATCAGCAGGGATCAAGAAAAATAAAAAAAATTGCTAGAAAAAGCTCTAAACAATTTAAACAATTTCCTACGATAAAATACTTAAATTAAAATAAAAAAGTATTTTAATATAAAAAAATAAATATAAATAAATTAAATAAATTAATTAACGAAAGTAAAAAATGCTATTATACTATTTTAGGAAATTAATATTAACTATGTTTTTAATATTAATCTATGCTTATATTACGATTTAAACTAGAACGAGAAAAACAAAAACACAGCGAGAACGAAACGAGAACGAAACGAGCACAAAAAAGTTTCTACTTATACTAGAATAATACGTTTTTTTTCTTTTAATTTCTTTAAAAATAAAATAAGTTTTAATTAATTAAGTTAATAGATTTTATTTATTTAAAATTAATACTTAATTAGAAAGCGAGAGAGATAGACTATACGAAAAAAATAGATAATAAAATAATCGAAAATAAAATCGCTTTATCTTTTAGAGAGTATAAAGATAAAAAAATATTATTTAGATTATTTAATAATAAAAGAGATAAAACGAAGTCTTTTTTTATTTACGAAAAAGCGAAAAATTCGACTACTATAGAATTAGCTTTTAATAACGATTATAGAAAAATAGACGTAGAATACGATACGACTAAAAATAATCGTTTTAAAAAAGTTAATCTTTTAATCGATTTAAATTCGTATCTAGATAAAAATAAAAAAGACTTATATTTAGACTTATTAAACTCTAATAAAGAGTTTATTAAAACTAATAAAGTATCTAACGAAATATTAGAAAATATTAAATATTTCGAAACTAGAATAAATAACTTATAAGTTATTAATTTAAATTAGAGAGCGAGTTTAATTACTCGCTCTCTTTTTTTTTATCTATAACGAAATTAAAAAAAACTAATCTAAAAAAAAACTAATCTAAAATAAATAACGATTTAAAATCGTATTAAGTTTAAATAAAAAAAATCGTATTAAGTTTAAAAAGCGAATGGGCTCTTTCTAGGGAGAAAGATAGAGAAAGAGTGATGAATGAGTTAAATGTGTATAAATTTTATAGCTGTACATTTAACTTTTTAAATAGTAGCCTACTGGAAAAATATAAGGAGTATCTTATGATTTTAAAAATAACAAATAAAATTAAAAGTTTAGTGTCTTGGCTTAAATCTTTTAATGTGTGTCAATATATACCTTTTTCTTCAAAATTATGGAAAGACGGAATGTGTCCTTTATGTAAATCAACTAACTGGAGCTGTGGAATAGCAATAGTTGGTATTATAGCTTTAATCATTTTTCTTTCTTAAACTTAACGAATTAAATTATTGGAAAAAACTTTAGATTTTATAACAGTGGGTATATGCTTATTGTTAATGGGAGTAACTTTAACTCCTATTTATATAGTACAGCTTATACTAAAATTGTTTAGATATGCAAGTTTATTAATATCTTGGATATTGGAAAAAATAATTATATCACTGAACCTAATTACTGAATATTACGGAACTTTAATAGTTTCTTTACGAAATAAAAAATAATTTCTGTTCAGTAATTTAGGTGCTGTTTCACTAAATGGTAGGGAGACTTACTTGAAACAGGGAGGACGGTGGGCAAATATTTTTGTTTATATATTCTTATAAACAGAATAAGGTGAGGTATGTCCATATCAGTTTTACTTCCTACTCGTAAAAGAATTCCTTTAATTAAGAGATGTACAGAATCATTATTAGATAATGCTAAAGAACCTGATAAGATTCAACTACTTTATGGAGTAGATGACGATGATAAGGAAAGTATAGATTTTTTAAAAGATGTTAAACATCCTGCTAGATCCGTAATTAAGTTTAAAAGATTAGGTTACGAAAATTTACACAGATACAATAATGCTCTCTCTGTATATGCTCAAGGTACATGGATCATGATCTATAATGATGATGCTATAATGCAAACTAAAGATTGGGATTCAGAAATAGGAAAGTTTGATGGCCAGTTTAAATTGCTCCGGGTAAAAGAATCAACTGGTCATCCTTACAGTATCTTTCCTATTGTACCTTGGGATTGGTTTAGATGTCTAGATCATTTAAGTTTACATGGCCAAAATGATGCGTGGCTCTCAGAGATTGCTTACATGTTAGATATCATGCAAGATGTACCAGTTAAAGTTTTACATGATAGAGCTGATATTACAGGAAATAATAATGACGAAATTTTTAAAACAAGAGTTTATAAAGAAGGAAACCCCAAAGAAGAAGGAGACTTACATCATCAGAAAATGATAAATCAAAGATTTGCTGATGCTTCTAAATTAGCTTGGTATTTAGATAAGATAGGACAACCTTCTTTACATTGGCAAAAAATTGTTAAAAAAGAAGTAGAGCCTTTTATAAAATTAACTAAAGCTTTTGAAGATTATAGAGGAAAAGGAGCAGTAGGACAAGGATTACAGAATGCAAAAACTCCAGATCAAGGAACAGTTAAAGTCAGCTATTCAGATATACAAAAAAACAAAAGATAAACGTGCGGGTGAAGTAGTAGAACATTTAAATAAACTTCTTTCTACTTCTGAAGCTCGTAAAACTTTATTACAATATGCTAAACATGTATATCCTCAATATAAGGATCCTGCTCATATACAATTAATTGCAAAAAATCTAGAACTTTTAGAAAAAGGAGAAATAACTAGATTAGCAGTTTTTATGCCACCAAGACATGGAAAGTCAATGTTATGCTCAGAGTTCTTTCCAGCTTGGTATCTAGGAAATAATCCTAATGAATTTGTTATACAAT